AGAAGCAGCGAGTGGCAAGGAGGCAACCGGGATGACCATGCCTCCCTTTCACGTCCACGAGATCCGCCGCGCGCTCGACATGGCGGAAGCCCTCGGCCACCAGAAATGCCGCATCTCCACCCTGTCTCTGCGTACCGTCCTGAGGATCCTGAAAGACCATGAGCAGCTCTTGGTACGCCATTCGCACCTCGCCGCAGCGCGAGTTTTCGGTCGAGCAGATATTGAGGATCCGCGGCGTGACGACCTTTGTCCCGACCGAAACCAAATGGCGCCGCAACGGCCGCAAGCGGAGGGCCCCGGTCCAACGCCCGATGCTGCCGCGCTACGTGCTGATGCGGTTTCCTGACCCGTGGGCGGTCGTCCACGCCATGCAGGACCGCGGCGTCTGTGGCTTGGTCTGCTTCGCCGGCGTGCCGGCGAAGATCCCGGAGCAGGCCGTCGCCTGGCTCGCGCAGCGCTCCGGCGCTGCCGTGCCGACCCGAAACGTGTCCGTGCACCGCGCCTTCACGCCGGGGGATCGCGTTGAAATCGTCTCTGGACCGTTCCAGGGCTGGTGCGTCGAGCTCACGGAGATCAAGGGCGAGGTCGGGAAGGTGCTCTTGACGATGTTCGGCACTGAGCGCTGCGTGCCGGTGAGGCTGGACCAGCTCGAGGCGGCTTGAACCGGGCCGGTACTGGAATGGCACTGGCCGCAAAAGAAAACCCCGGCAGTTTCCCGCCGGGGTCAGTCGTCAAGCAGTCCTTTACAACTCAAGCCGCCTCGAGAAGCCGCCGGTAGATCGTGGTCCGTGCCATGTTTTCAAACGCGGCCTCGGCCTCGTTCAGCTTGGGCCGTCGCCCGTGCCGCTTCTCGAACTCCTTCGCCCACACGATGACCTCGGCGCCTTTCTTGACCGGGTCAATCGCCCGGGTCGGCGGGAGGGGGTCAACATCGTTCGAGGTGATCTTCTTGAACTCCTCGATTTCACGGTCCAGCTCCTTGCTCGGCGTCGTCTCCGTGATGGCGCGGGCGCCGCGGAAGGCGAAGCCCAGAGACACGATGGAGCCCCACTCGAAGAACAGCGTCCAGAGGAACGGCTCCAACAGCAGCAGTCCCGCCTTGGCCTTCGCCTCGTCGGCACCGAACAGAGCGGCGATCTTGGCTCCCTGCGTGGCCTTCGCGTGAACCGGCTTCGGCGCGCCGATCTTCTCCAGGTCCGCGGTGTGGCCCTTCACGGCGGCAGAGTAGACGCCGATCGTGGCTTCGATGCCCTCGCAGCGCTTGCCGCGGCCGCTCTTGCACTCGCGTGCCAGGTTGGCCTGGGCCTCTGCCAGCATCGCCTCGGCGCGAGACAGGGACGCCTTGACGGCAATCCGGCGCTCGGCCGCGTCGTCGGCCTGGCTCTCGGTCAGCATGGAGCTTTCCGCCTGCCGGCCGATCGAGTTGAAGACCACGAGCCCGGTCCCGGCCAGAAACAGCACCAGGAAGCCGGCCGTGGCTGCGATGCGCTTCGCCGCGGCCGCGTCGCGCATCAGGTGCCCGGCGGCGATGGTGCCGAACACCATGAGGACCGTGAGCTGGACGGGGGTCGTCCACTGCGCCGGATCCGTGAGCTGGTCCCCGAGGATGATCCGAAGCCCGCCGTAGGTGAAAGCGACGCCAGCGAGGATTGCCAAGGCGCGCCCATTCTGTGATATCGTCGTCATGTGATGTTTCCTTTCGTTGCTGATTGGGGATTTCACTTGGGCCGGGGGTGTTCGAGCACCTTCCGGCCTTTTATTTTCCTGCTGGCGCAGGGGATTGGGCTCCCCGAAAGGAAGCCCGACCTCTAGGCCAGCATGTTCGGGATTGGGTGAGCTTTCCAGAGCTGGACCGTACCTTTCAAGATCTTCATCTCCGCCGCAGAATGGCGCTGGGCGAGAAGCTCGAGGGCTCTGGCCTGTCCGATCGATCCACGTTTCAAAAGCTTGTAGACCGAGCAGACGCGAAGGTACTTGAGGTCGAGCGATCCATCTTTGGATCCGGCGCGGAAAAGGTTCATGGTGTCCTCCGTTGCTGATGAAGTGAATATACGTAATTATTATGCATAACGCAACAGGAAAGATCTTGCCAAAGCGAAAAATATGCCCATAGTGTCCAGTGAAACACGGTAAGGGTTACGCTTTGGACGCCAAGCGCCTAGTTTCGATCCAGGAAAAGCTGGGGTTGTCCCGTGGTGGTTTCGCGCTGCTGCTCGGCGCTACGCGCAAAAGCGGAGAGAACTGGACCACACCAGGGGCCAAGGTGCCGCCGCCCGTCGCCACGATGGCCGAACTCCTTGACCGGCGCCCGGAAGTGCTTACCGTCTTGAGAGAGATCAACCCGGATGTCCCGCCAAAGCGCCGGCGCAAATGACCGAACCCGACAGCCTTGTTCTTCGCTACCTGCGCCAGATCGACGAAAAGCTCGACCTGCTGCGCGCCGACGTGCACGATCTCAAGGTGCGAATGTCTCACGTCGAGGAAGGTATCGGCGGCATCAATCGCCGTATCGATCGGCTGGACCAGCGCATGGACCGCATCGAAAAGCGCATGGGGCTGGTGGACGCGCCGTAGGTGTGTCTCCCAGACTCTTGACGACGCACCCGAAAATCACATACCTGTGAATCTACGGCCGGGGACCTGGGGCGTTGCGTAACGACTTCACCAATCCGGTGTCGCGGGACTGAGGATGCCCAATAGGGTGCGCCCGCCGCGACGATGCGACGAAGATCGGCTTTTACGCTGATCGCCAAATTCAAAAATGTGCCCAAAACGATGACGGAGCGCCCACGCTTTACAAAGCGGCGCTCCGTTTTCCGTTCGGAACGGTACGCAGTCCGAACGTGAAAACCAATCTACGCCCGATCCTCTGAACAGGATATGAACATGGCCGCCATCTCCGCCGAAGCCGCCGCTCAGAGCGCCATCTCCAAGGTTGTCACCTGGGGCAAGCGCCTCGGTTTCCTGGCGCTGATCGTCTTCATCCTTCTCAGCCTCGCCAAGCTGTTCGGCTTCAACCTCTGGCCGGTCCAGTCCATGGGGCCACAGGAGTTCGGCGTGTTTGTCGCCGGCGTCGCTTACGCGCTGAGCCGATAGCGTTTCACGTGGAACCTACAACCCATGACTGATCTCGACCGCGCCATTCTCAAAGCCTGCGAGGACGCCGCCGCCCGTCCGCCGAAGATCGTCCACTACGCCAACTGCACCGCGGTCAAGTTCCGCAACGGTGACGGACAGCCGGTCCTCATCACGCTCGATCCCGGCACGAGCCCCGAAGCCGCAGCCCACAAGATCGCCCAGACCTTCAAGGTCAAGGCGGAGAACCAGCCGAGTGAGCAGGCCCTTCGCAAGCTCACCGAATAGTCCTGCAACCCCAGTCCTGCGTATCTATTTGGAGTCCCGCTTATGAAGCCGAACACCTCAGAGGTAGATAGGCTTAAATCGCTTCGGTGCGCAGCCACAGAATGTTTCGGTGACTATGCTCGAACAGAAGGGGGTCGGCTATGACCCTCACACCCAAACAGGAAGCCTTTGCCAAAGCCTATGTAGAAACCGGAAACGGTTCCGAGGCGTATCGCAGGGCTTATGACGTTGAAAACATGAAGCCTTCAACGGTCAACCGGAAGGCTGTCGAGTTACTCGAGAACGGCAAGATCACGGCACGACTCGACCAACTGCAGCAGCGCGCCCAGAAACGCCACGACATTACGATCGACACGCTGACCGAAATGCTCAAGGCGGACCGGGAACTCGCCCGGGAGCTGGAGCAGTCCAGTGCCGCGGTCTCCGCCGTCATGGGCCTCGCCAAGATCCACGGCCTGATCCTCGACAAGGCCCAGATCTCAGGAGACGAGAACAATCCGATTGTGACCCGCGTTGAGCTCGTCGCTCCGGAGTATGGCCACAGCTCGCATTGAGCTCCCGCCGAAGCTTCTGCCGGTCTTCACGGGTGAGGCGGACGTAAGAGGAGCTTGGGGCGGTCGCGGATCGGGCAAAACCCGGTCCTTCGCCAAGATGACCGCGGTCCGCGCGTACATGTGGGACATGGCCAACAGGCGGGGGATCATCCTCTGCGGCCGTCAGTTCATGAACTCGCTCGACGATTCCTCGATGGAGGAGGTCAAGGCTGCGATCCGGTCAGAGCCCTGGCTGCTCGCGCACTTCGACATCGGCGAGAAGTACATCCGGACCAAGAGCGGGCGGATCTCGTACAAGTTCGCCGGCCTCGATCGGTCTCTGGACAGCATCAAGTCAAAGTCCCGCATCCTGTTGTGCTGGGTCGACGAGGCAGAGCCGGTCACCGAGGAAGCCTGGGTCAAGCTGATCCCGACGCTCCGCGAAGAGGACAGCGAGCTTTGGGTCACCTGGAACCCCGAGAGCAAGCGCAGTTCTACACACAAGCGGCTTCGGGAAGGCCGGCCGGATCCTCGGGTGAAGGTCGTCGAGATCAACTGGCGGGACAATCCATGGTTCCCGGAGGTGCTCGAGCGCACCCGCCAGCGTGACAAGACGGACCGGCCCGACAAGTACGACCATATTTGGGAAGGCGCCTTCGCGACCGTTTTCGACGGCGCCTATTACGTCAAGGAGCTCATCGAGGCACGGGACCAGCGCCGCATCGGCAAGGTCGATGCCGATCCGCAGCTTCCCGTGCACACGGCCTGGGACCTCGGCATTGGTGACTCGACGGCAATCTGGTTCTTTCAGGTCATCGCCTCGGAAATCCGCGTCATCGATTTCTATGAGAACCACGGTGTCGGCCTGCCGCACTATGCCGGCGTGCTCAAGGGCAAGGGCTACACCTACGCGACCGACTGGGTTCCGCACGATGCCAAGGTCAAGGAACTCGGGACCGGGCGAACACGGGTCGAGACGCTGAGGGAACTGGGTCGGAACCCGCGGCTCGTCCCGAACCACAAGATCATGGACGGCATCAACGCGGTCCGCGAGACGCTGAAGCGCTGCTGGTTCGACGAAGCGCGCACGGAATACGGTCTCGACGCCTTGCGTCAGTATCGCAGCGAGTACGACGAGAAGGCTTTGGTGTTCGACGATAAGCCGCTCCACGACTGGACGAGCCACGCCGCCGACGCGTTCCGGTATCTGGCGATGGCCTGGAAGGAAATGGCGCCGGCTGCCCCGAAGCCACCCCCGAAAGACAACCACGTGCTCGAGGTCAAGGACGGCGTTCTCACCTCGAACATGTCCGTCATGGAAATCATCAACATGAAGAAGCGGAAGCGCGAGGCCAATGGCTGACCTAACTGCACGGCAGCTCTGGTGCCTGTTTGCCTCG